CCTGCGGCAAAGAAGATAGCACCTGATCCGCCATCACCAGTACCATCTACTGTAGATGTAATGTTTGCCTGAGCAACTGATTCTGCAAGACCAGAAGCTGCTACAGGTGAACCACCATTACTACGTCCAAATGATACTGCGTCACCTGTTGCGGCATAAATACCGGAAGCAACACGACCATCCCAACCAGAAGCAACAGATACTGCAGCACGATATACATAAGAAGGAAGAGTTGAACTACCTGAGATAACCATTCCTGTTATGTCTGTACGAGTATCATCCTGTCTATATGGTGAAGGAACGATAACATCAGCTGCAGCTACTTTTGCACCCACTTTACCAGTGATTTCTACGTAACCACGCTGTTGGAAATATCTATAGCCTGGAACTGCTAAGACAGAAGTAGGACCTCCTACACTCTTGTCATTAGAGGAATCATCGTTAGTATCAATATTCTTGTACCAACCATTCAGTGCCTCTGTAAAATTACCAGGGTATATTTTCTTAGCTGATAAATAAGACATTTATTTCTCCTTAGTTTTTATTTACTTATTTTATTTACTAGATACTACCGTCATCTGTTAAGAAACTAAATGCAGTTGTGATGAAGTCCTTATTAAGAATTTCAAAACCAGCGTATAGTTGCCAAATCAGAATGATAAAGCGGCTAAAATCGTCGTTGTTATTAATTAGTACCTGTGCGTTTGGTCCTCCAATTCCAACACCGAGAGATTGTGGTCCAAAGAAGAATCCTTGTGCTACTTCTAATGAAGAATAGCTACTACCACCATCAATAGATGCTGTTACGTTCTTAGTTGGGAAGTTAGTAGTCTCGAAGAACTTAACACCTTCAAACTGAACACCAGTTGGCATAACTGGCTCTCCTGCTAGGAAGTAAGCCTGACCAGCCTGAGGTCCTTGGAAGAAACTAGCGTTGTTAGGAATCATGGGGTTACCCATATACATTCCCTGTCCTGGAGCACCAGAGTAACGAGCGATTTCTCTGAAGTCACTGTCACGACGCAGATGCATCATGAAAGATGGATCAACTAAACAACGATACAGACCATCTGCATATGTTGGAACGTTACGCTTACGTAAGTCTTTAACAACAGTTAAAAGGTCAGTCTTAACTGAGAACTGCTGTACTTGATTACCATATTCTGCTGCTGTATATGAAATACGTCCAGAAGAATCTTTTGTTTTGCTACCGGCAAAATAATATCCACCCTGTGTAGAGGAGGATAAACCGTTAGCTTCTGCTTTTGCAAGTTCGTCGATGAAGACTCTATCACGCCACCTTCTATAATCGTCTAAAAGGGTTAGAGAGCCTATAGACTGGTGGAACATGTTTAAGTTACCAGTGTCTAAAAGAAGACGTTGTGCTGTAACTAATGTTTCACGAGCTATCTTGAATGTGCTTGGCTGTGTAGCATCACCTGGATCTGCAGGACCTGTGTACTCTTTAAGTACTACAAGTACCTTCTCTTTTGTGATGTTACGGCTATTTGCGGTACCAATTGTCTGATCAGAAATACGCTCTCTAGAATCTTTCGTACCTGGTGTACCCCAGAATTTGTATCTATCAAGCTGAACGGTTTGACCAGGCTGTCTGCTGAAGTCATGAACAACAACAGGTTCGGTAGCCATTTCCGCAACATAAGCTGGGTGGGGACGATATAGTTCCGCACCTAATATTTTTGGAAAGTCATTATCAATGAACACTTTGCTTTATCCTCCAAAGGCGGCAGTAATGTTTTTATCGGGTAAAAGAATTAGACGTATTTAGTCCTATCTATAAATTAAATTTTAGCAGTACATAATTTTTTACAAACAAAAGTATGCACTGCTACAGAGCTTTGCTCTATTCCATCACGAATAATTTATTCTGTACGGTATTTGGTTGTGCTTGATTAAGCATTCTCCATGCATTCTGTGGGTCACGACTCATTGTCTCAGTGAATGTACCCCAGAAGTTTTCTGGCTGCTGTGGTGCAGCTGCCTCAGGAGGAGCTGGAAAGTTAGTCGCTGGCTGTGTTGCAGAAGTATTTATACCTTCAGCAACTGGAGCTGTTGGATAACCTTTTGACTCTAATTCCTGCTCATTCTCATAAACAGGGCATGGTCCCTCTGGTCCAAAGTACTTAAGTGTATAGTCACTTAATACATCTGGGTTAGTAAGTATCTCGTTATAAGCTAGATTCTCTTGATGTTCCTGAACTGCGAAATCTGCATATCCTTTTATCAATCCTTGTGCTTGGTTACCCCATTGAACAGCACTATCTAGCATCCCTTCTAGGTTTAGGGCGTACTGGTTTAGAACGGCTGGTGCCTCTACCCCGAACGCGTCCATCACCTGTCTGCTTTCTGGACTCATTCCTATCTGTGTTTGGATTGCGTCTAGCTCCGCCGCTGAGAGATTCGAGGAGGTTTGGGAAGAGTTGGCTGAGGATACCTGGCTGGCTGACAAGGTCTGGGGAGCCGATGCTGGCGTAGTTAGGCCGCTGTTGGCTTGTCCGTAATTCGCTGGTGCGTATTGTGTCTCCGTCTGAGAGGGTTGACCCTGGAACGGGGATTGAACTGGTGTACTCAGGACGTTCATTACCTTGTTGAACGCCGATTCCCATGGATTGCCCTCCGGTGCCGCCGCCGGTTGGGATTGGGGGGCGTACTGAGTAGGGCTTGATTGGTAGCTGGGGGCTGCCTGAGGTACCGCTTGTGGGTAGCTCGTACCCACTTGATAAGCCTGAGGTGCCGGTGCCTGAGTTGGTGCCGGTGCCTGTGGAGCCTGTGCCACGTAACTGCTTGGAGCTACTGTCGCTGCTGGTGCTTGGCTCATCTGTGGGGTCGATTGGACGGTAGCGTCCTGCATAACTCATCTCCTTTTGTAATGCTTCTAATGTTCGATACAGATATGGTGTTAAATCCAATCTTGGATCTGCAGCCATCGGTAAATCCGGTGATTGCGGATGAGGGGTCTGCATCATTCCCCCCACTAACTTTGCAAACTGAGAGTATGCACCCTGCAGTTCGTTCACCATCCTGAAAGGGAACCCTGATAACATGGCCGCCCTTTCCTCGTCCGTTTTAGACGGAAAGAGGTATTTCAATGCTTCTATGCTATCAACGCCTAATTCTTGAAGATTCCTTACAACAATAGAATTATTCAGTGTATCTTGTGTTGAATCTTCGTAAACCGGACCAAGCCATCTCCACTGAATGCTGACATCCCCGTCAGGGATTAAACCTTTAACTCCGGGTGGTATCTGCTGAGCCTGTAAAGAAGCCATGAGTAACTGCTTTATCTGCTCCTCATAAAACTTCATAGCTCCTTCATATAATTCCATTTCTTCTGGAGAAGCATCCTCAGGTAAATCAACTGGTTTTTCTAACCCAACAGCAGCAGCTAATGTCTCACGGAAGAGTTGCTCTTCTTGGAAAATAATTAACTCTAAGCAACGACATAAACCATATGTATATATAGAAGCAGACTTTTTCTTAGCAGTGGCTGCAACTCTACCAAATAGAGATTTATATTCAGTGGCTGTTACTCCAGCTGATATTGACAACTCGTCAACACCACCTAATGCTGTTCTTATTTCTTCTCTATATTGTCTAGAGAAAGAATTCTGATCACCAGTGATAGCGTCAGGAACAATGTAACCTACACGATCATTCGGTTCTAAATTAGCTATAACTCTTGGTACTCGTATCTGCCCATCAACACCACGAGCTAGAGGATCAGCTTTAAAACGAGACTGGCTTAATGGATTCATTCCTGCAAAACCAGAGTTAGCTGCAATGGATGGCCTTTGAACAACAGACTCTCCTGACTCCATTAAATCTGTTTTAGGTCTTGAGGATAATAATGTAGGATTTCCAAAGAACTGAACGTTTTTACGCATAGTGCGTATCATTTCATCATGAGTGCAGATATGATTAGCTAACGCATCAAATTCACCTACGCCTTCAGCTGCGAATCCTTTTGCATTATTGAATATCTCTACACAAGGAATAAATCCTAGAGTATTAGTAAATGTCTTAGTTTTACCAGCTAATCCCTGATAGGTGGAATCAAAGGATATTTCACCTTCAGAATGGGTCTCTTGTATTATTTTCTTCTTAATAGATAATCTTATATATCTCTTAGCTCCTCCTGCCCCTAACATATCAGGACCACTAATACTTTGATTAATTACCTCCTGTTGATAACCTGAGCCATGTCTTACTTTATAGCTATAGATAATTACAACTTCATCAAGCTGGCCGTCAATATTGTAATAGCTTCTATATTCATGCTTACGAAAATAATATAGTCTGTAGTTAGTCTTAGTGGGTCTGATGTAAAAAATACCTTGTCCATCACAAAGAAAATAATCCCATATAGAATCTAGTCTAGTATCAAGCTGGTTATATTTAATCACTCTATCTACGAAATCTTTTCTTTGATTTCCAAAGTTATCCTGAGCTGGGAAGAATTCTACACCTTGTCTGATTCCGAAAAGTTTCATCTGGGCAAGATGTGAAGCCACTATCCCAGTGTCTATCATTCCTCCACCATCTTTATTGAGGTAAGAGTCTATTATCTCTTTTAGTCTAGTTTTTGGATCGTTGTTACCCATTACTATTTTTTACGCTTACCTTTATACATCTTAGCAGCTCTAGCCGCTTTGCCAGCCTTTGCTGCCGTTTTCGTATTCTTTACGAACTGTTTTCCTTTTCTACTACCAGCTCTTTTTTTACGATCGGTTTCTTCTCTTTCTTTTTTAGAAAGTTTTGCCCAAGCACTTTCTGGTAGATAACGCTTGGTATAACCTTTTCGAATAGCTTTATCAGCCATCTTTCTTCTTCATGCCTTTAACAAAATCAGCAAGAAAATCTTGCATAATATCTGCTTGTCCAGCATGTAGTTTAGATGCTTTTCTTAATTGACCAGGAATGGCCTTTATCTTTGCGGGAATTTCCATGTTACTTTTTAGAATCTTTGTACTTTTTAGCGGCAGATTTTGCCTTCTTTCTTTTTTCGTATTCGTCCTTTGTCATCCATTTTTCTTTACCCCATTTCTTCAGGTCTTTTTGTTTCTTGCCTTGTCCTCCCTTATAGCCTCCACCAGCTTTTTTATAAGCGGCTGCAACCATTTGAGCTTTTCTGGCACTCCACTGACCGGGCTTTCCACCCTTACTGCCCGCCGTAATACGTTTTTTTATTCGTTCACGAAGGGCAGGTTTAGTATATTTTGAATCATCCTGTGCCATCTCTAACTAACCATCTTGTTACCATAATTTCCTATTGGAAAAGCAGTGCTAGATAATGTTCTAGGCATTCCGTACAAAGGTATGTCTTCATCTCTAGGTTTTAACTCTGGTATTGGATTACCACTAGGATCTACAGGAGCATTATGTTGTCTACCATCATGTCCTCCTGGTGTTCTAAATCTAGGTATACCATTAATTGTGAAAGTAGGATCATGTGAAGTTCCATGAGCCAACTTCATACCTTCCATATTTCCTACCTGTCCCATACTTCCCAAACCTACTGCAAGAGGTACAGGATTAGTTCCTTGTGCAGGATTCAGATTTGGTAAAGGTCTACCTTCTTTTTTATATGCTTCGATAAGACGGTTCATATCTTGAGGAGTTACTCCTCGTGTCGAACTTAAGGCTCCTTGAAACACTCCGCTGTTTCCCGGTCCTGCCCCGCCACCAAAATTAAACATGATTTACACCATACTTTTTTAGTATTCTACTCTTCGTTTATTTCGTATTTAAAAGGATCGTTCAATCTATTCAAAAGTAAACCTGGTCCTTTCACGTTCCATTCAATCAAATCTCCGTCAATCCAACCTAGTTCATTATGTATTTCTTCAGGTAAGTTTAGTAATAGCTCACCGTCTGAAGCTTCTCTTACTTCTAAAACATAACTCATTTGTCTATAAGCTTTTCTACCAGTTTATCAAGCTTATTATGGATTGCTCTAAAATGATCATTCATTTCCTGCAATTCTCTTACGAAATCCACTTTCAAAACATACTCCAATGGCATACGGTTTACATGTTCTTCTAAGGCGTTAATACGTAATCTCTGATTCTCTACTCTTTGTATAGCATCTTTTAATCTCTCACGATGACGGTCTAATACTTTACTAGCTATCCAACCACCACCTGTAAGAGAGGAGATCACTGCACTGAAGATAATAGCAATATACTCAGGACCCACGACTTTATCCTTTTTCTTTATTCTAAACCTTTTACTTCTTTAATAAATCAGCAAAAGAAGAAAGTCCTGTTCTTCTTTCTATCGCTTCATCAACTTTCCGCACATAAGGACGTAGAGCAGCAGAAGCTCTATCTACTTGAGGATCTATATATCTCTCAGCGGCTTTATTTATAAAGAAACCTGGTATAGCAGATGCCGCTCCTTTAAGAAGTGGTCCTGTTGCATACGTGCCCTTAGCTAAAGTCAACAATTTGGGATTTATTTTCAAACCTGCTTTATCAGCTATACGTTTGGCATTTTTATCAGCTGTTAACTCTGTACGCATAGTATTGATGCTATCTGGAGTTAAACTTTCAGCTACAGCACCTTCAAACATCTGCATACCAAGAGATTGATTAGGATTAACAAAACCTATCCCAGCTAGAAGAGCTTGTACAGGATTACCTTTAGTTCTAGAAAGTTTAGTTTTTACATTCCCAAGTCTTTTGCTTTTAGGTGTTCCAAAATTTGAAAAGTCCTCTGCTAAGGATCTATCCGCTCTGACGTCTAAGGCTTTTTTACCTGCAGAAGTTTGATAATCTAGGGCATGTCCTAGCTCATGAGCAAGAACACTAGATCCATATATGAAATCTTTAGGTGCCTTTAAATTAAATATTTGTCCAGTTAATCCATCCTTTGTGCCAAGCTTAGAGATTTTTGCAACTGATTGTCCGAAAGCATCTTTACCTACACGAAATTCAGATGCAGTCTTATCTGCACTTACTCCCATAGGAGGAGCATAAATAAGTCCTCCACTTGGCATTTTATCTAAAGCAGATGGGTCCAGCTTTTTTACATGCTCAACAAAAGTAGGAGTTTTAGCCAAATACATAGATTGTCCGTAAGGTAGCTTACTATCTAATACCTTCTCGAATCTGGTAAAACGATCTTTAGCCTCCGATAAAAGCTCATCACCTCGCTCAAGCATCCTGTCGGGTGTAATGTACCTTGACTCTTCCTGAATAAGTTCATTTATAACATTAGTGGGAGTTGTTTTTAAATTAAAATCAACTTGGGTATTTGGAAGTGCAAATCCTTTATCAGTAACATTAATTGCTGTGGTAGGGTCCCCTCCTAAATCCACATAAGATTTAACAAATTTCTGTGCATCTTTTCCCGTAACAGGTACTTCTTTACCTGTAAAAGGATTATCCGACATAAAACCAGCAATCTTAGAAGCGGTATTTATTAATTGTCTCTGTACAAACTGCTGAACCGCAGATAAATTCATTTTGCATAATAACTATATTAAAAGTCTAAATGAAGTTGACCTTTACGAGCTAATCCATTTACAAGCCAAACTAAAGCATCAACGCAATCATCATGCCCACTTACACCAAAGTTGGTAAGTTCTTCAAACATACTGGTAAAGTTTCTAAACCTATTAAACACTATCTTTCTATCTTCGAACATACCCATTATTCCTCTAAAACGGGCTAATTTATCTGCTCTGAATCCTTTCACAGGATGCCAGATTAAATTATATAAACCTTCATTGTTTTGACATACTCTTTTAAAATCAGCTTCCAAAGATGCTTGATATTGTACAGCCTCTGACCAGATATCACATGTAGAGTAGGTGGGAAAATAATTTTCATTAGCATCTTTACCTATTATCGACCAGTCGTATAGAAGCTCTTTTAGGGCATCTAATTTTTCTAAGTTACCCATAACCCTAATACGCCGATAATCAATTATGTGAATACGATCTTCTACACGGCCACCAAGGACCATAACTGTATAGTCATTTCTTTCTTTTACACCAGCTGATAAATCAACTCCTATACCTAACGTATCAAACTCAGTAGATATCTCCGCTTTGACAATTAACTCTGGAGCTAGTGATAATTCATTCTGTCTAACTATCTGATTCATGTACTGGAAAGAAAAAGCTATTGGTGCCTGTCTCTTCTTTTCTTTCAGATATTCAAGAGACCACATTTCAGGCCAGTAAGATTCTTCCTCTCCTGTTTTAGAATCATTTAATATTGCAGATAAAACAATCTGCGTCCAATTGTTCTGTTCATTGAAAGTAGTGGAATGGATATCATCATGCCTAAACCTAGTACCTAAACAAATAGCTCTAGCTCCTTCAAACATAGTGGGAGCTATGACAGCATTCCAGTTCTCTTTCATCTGATTCCTAATATCTGGATTAGCAATATCAGCTGATGATTTTATAGCGTCATCAATCATGACCAGATGAGAACGTTTAGATGTAACAGAACCCTTCAGACCAGCTGCACATAATGTAAACTGTTCTTCTCCGGTAGTATCTATTCCTGCAAACCTATGATCTATCGACCAGTACTCGTTACTGGTTACGTTTTTCATTAATCTCACTTTTGGAAAAACTTCCTGATATCTTTTACTTTCGATGATTCTTTTAATCGTTGCTGACTTAGATCTGGCAATATCAACGGTGTAAGACAGATATAAGACTTGTAAAGGCTGTTTAG